TGTCGCGCAGGTCCTCGAGCGAGCGGGCCTCGTCCAGCGCGGCCTGTACGGGCAGGAGCGTGGCGGCGGCGGCCTCGGAGGCGTTGCCCTTGCCGACGAGGCGCTCGACAAGGGAATCTATGGCATCGGCGGACGGGGCTCCGGCGGCCAGCCGGGCGTCGGTTTGCCCGGTGTCCGGCGGCGTGGCGGTAGCCTTCTCCCATTCGCCGCCATAGACCTGTTCGATATAGGCGCGCGTGGGCCGTCGCCCGGAGGCCTGGGCGACGAGCAGGTCACGCTGGGCGCGGGCCACCAGATCCTCCGGCGGCGCGGTGTCGCGGTAGAGTTTGGGCACGGCGGCGCCCGGAAAGTTCCAGTGGGTGAGCCAAGTCGCCACGGAGCGTCGCAGCGCCGCCGCGCAGCGCCTGGCATCGGCGGTCACCAGGCGTTCGAGCACCTTCATGTGCACCTCGCCGGTTCCCACGTGCTGGCCGATTTCGGCGGTGCCGTGCTGGCCCACGATGGCGTCGGCGATCATGCGGTCCATGTCGCGCGCGAACATGTGGAAATCGCCGCCCGAGCGTCGGCTGCTTTCGAGGATATCGATCTCGACGTTCTCGGGAAGATTGATGGAGGTGCCCGCGGCGATAGCGCCGAGCGTCCTGAGCGCTTCGTCGATCTCGTCCTTGGGGGCATCCCTTCGGGTCTTGGCGATGGCGATCGGTGTGCCGAACCGCTCGAGCGCGACGCCCCAGTCGCTATAGGTATGGCGCTTGAGCCATACCGGCCAGAAGCACCAGGCACCGGCACCGGGTCCGAAAGGCTGGCCGCCATGGGCACGCGGGTTGGTCAACAGGACGAACTTGGCCGGCGGCAGGGGCTGCCCGGCCGGCCGCCGGCGGGTCACAAGCAGCGGCTCGAGGGTAAACGGGTCCCACTGGAGCACGGAGGGGTGGCGGACGCGCAGGTCGGCGATGCGGACCCGGTTGCCGTCGATCTCCCAGATGCACTCGGCGATGGCGTAGCCGTACCAGACGGCATGCAGCAACTCGCGGGCGATGCGGTCGATCTCCAGCATCGAGAGTTGCTCGGCGAGGTCCTCGGCGGCCATGCGGTCGCGACGGGCGGGTCCGCCCGGCTCAACCTCCAGCGGCGCGGCGACGCCCGCATCCAGACGCTGGCCCAGCAGGGCGCGGACCTTGGTGTCGGTCAGCGTGACATCGAGCAGGTGGAGCGCGCGCCACCGGCCCCGGAAAGCGCGCGGGTCGCGGCCCATTTCGTCCAGCCAAGGCCGCATCTGGTCTTGGATGTCGGCGCTTCCGTAACGGAGCGCGGTCATCCCCGGCGCGGCGATCTCCTCGGTCTCCGGATGGCGCGGTAGCGACTCTTCGGCCATGCTTCATATCCCCCAGGGTCGGGCAATGGCGCGTGGCGAGAGCACCGCGCCCCGGTCGTAGTCGATCCGGTAGCCGCCGTCCGCCGCGCCGCCCCAGGCGATCCGTGCGCCGGGCCTGGTCTCCCCGAACCAGGCCTCGAACGGACCGGAAACCGAGGCAGCGCCATAGGCGGCGAGCGCCATGGCCCAAAAGCGATCGGCGTGACCGTCGCTGTCCTTGCGATCCGCGATGAGCCTGGGGGCGCCGGTGGCGGTGGGTTCGGCGCGGACAGAATGCAGATCGTCCCAGAGTGCCCGATCGGCCGGAATGCGCATGCGCCTGTCCTCGAAGACCTCCCTGAGCGCGGTGGCCACGTCCAGCTTCCTCGCGGCGGACAGGAGCACGCCTTCCACGGTCAGCGCGCCGTGATCCTCCCGGTACTGCTCGACCACCGCCTCGCCCATTCCGGTCTGATCCACGAGAATACGCAACGGTCGATGGTCGCGGACCAGGCGGGCGACTTGCGCCCGCTGCTCGGAAAAGGGCGCGTCCCGCAATGCCACAAGCTCGCGCAGCCAGAGCGTGCCGTTATCGTCTTCCAGAACGGCGGCGACCCATAGATCGCGGCGGCGCGCCACGTCTATGCCGATATAACAGGGGCCGCCCCCGCGATGCTCGGGGATCCCCGCGCGTTTGTCTCGCGCGGCGGCGCGGATGAGGTCGTAGGCGATCCAGGCGCCGCCACCGGCGGCTGGCATGCAATCGAGTTCCTCCGGGCCGTGACGACCGTACTGTCCGCGGATCGCCGCCTCCCAGGCCGCCTCGGCCTCCGCCGTCGCGGGTTGTCCGGTCAGCGCGGCGATGCGCCGATACAGCCCCTGATCGAGGGCCTCGCGTAGGGGCACCCTGTGCAGGCTGCCCGGCTGTCGCCCCTCGCGAATGTCGCGGCAGAGCGTGTTGAAAGGGTTCCCCTCGCCATTATGGGTGCTGATGACGCGCACCTGGCCTCCCCAGGTGTTGAAGGCCAGCGCGGCTTTCAGAACCTCGTCCAGATCGTCGACGAAGGCCGCCTCGTCGATCACGGCGACATCGCCCGGACGCCCTTTGCTTCGGAGCCCGCGCGGGCTGGAGGTCATGGCAAGTATCTGCCTGCCCGAGGCAAGCTGGATTCGGAAGGCTTGGATGTCGCGGCCCTCATCGGCGATCAGCACCTCGCCCGCCGCGCCGGCGGCAATGCCGAGGGCTTCGGCCCAACCCGCGCAGTCGTCGATGAAGCCCCGCGTCATGTCCTGGGCGTAGCTCTGATAATAGATATCGCCCCGGCCTTGGCTCGCATGCATCACCGCGCGATAGGCCTCGGACCAACTGATGCCGATGCGTCGGGATTTCTCGATCGCGGCCAGCGGGGCGTCGTCTTCGACCCAGGCGCTTTGATAAGGCAGCAGCGTTCTCATGGCCCGTCCCCTTGGACCGCGCGCTTGATCGCGGCGGCGACGTCCGGGCTGAGCGGCACTCCGGCAGTTCGGGTGGCGGTCACGGCGCGGTCGGCCGCGGCCTGGCGCTCCTCGGCAATCAGCCGCTGCCGCTCCTTCTCGGTCAGCCCCTCGCGGATGCCGGACGACGACATCACGTCCTTCATCATGCGTCCTAGAAACTGTAGATCGCGCGGATCGATCTCGTCGGCCTCGCGTACCATTTGCGCCTTCATCACCTTAAACGCGACCGTTGTGATCATCCGGAACAGCACAGACTGGCGCTGCGCCTCCTCTTCCAGACCGGCGTCGTCGAGCCAACCGGCTGCCCAGTTGGCTGCCTCTCTCTGGAGTTTGGAGAATTCCCGGTGCTCTTTGCCGAATTCCTTGACGGCGGAACGACCGATCGTAAGTTCAAGTCCGGCCTTTGCGAGACGCCGATTAAGCGCCGCGGCGATCGCGGCATAATCGGAATAGCCGAGCGCCTTTAGCTCCTCGCCGAGCCAGTGGCGGATCTCTTCCGGCAGCCGATCGATCTTGCGGCGGCGCGGCAACTCACCGTCCCTTCGGCGCGGGCCGCTTTACGCCTGGGTGCCGGGCACGCCCCTCGGCCAGATCCACACCGCGTCCGGTAGCCGAGACCAGCACGAAGCCCTCATGATCCTCCAGCCTCACAAGCTCCTGCTCCGCCAACCAGGCCAGCGTGCCGACCAGCCGATCCCGCGATGTGGCGATGCCGAGCCCGTTGCAGACGTCGATCAGGATCTCGGAATTGGAGGCATAGTCGAGGCAGTTCGCGAGATGGGTGAGGATGCAGAGGCGACGGTGTGCGTCCAGCGTGGCGGTATAGCTCATTTACGGGCCTCCTGCATAAGATGGTCCTCGATCCGGGTGATCTGGGCGGAGAGCGTGCCCACCGCTTTGGCGTCACGCTCCATGGCCGTCCGCAACTCCCGAATATCCGCCGCCTGGCGCTCCATCGCGATCTGGAGCTCGTGAATGTCTTTACTGCTCGCCAGACCCTTTAGGGCGCCTTCAAACTGCGCTTGGCGCTCGGCGTGGCGATCGAGACGCTGGGACACCTCGGGGGGCACCGCGCCCGCGCGGGGGGGCGCGTTCGCGCGACCCAGAAACCCCAGGCGCTGCAGCGCGACAACGGCCCCGCCCAGCAGCCCCAGAATGCCCAGCAGGGCGGCGAATGTTTGCCAATCGTCTGGGGTGGGTGTCATCTGCTTGCCTCATGATATGCGCGAGGGATCGTGTTGCCGATCACATTAGCCGCGTTGCGCCGCGCCGGTCAGCGGACCATGGTCCGCCGACGCGACTTCCGAACCGTTGCAGACCGGGCAGGGCAGACCGCGGAGGATTTCGGTATAGGTCATGTCGAATACCCAGCCCGCCTCGAAACCGCACCGCGCGCAGGTGAAATACCCGCCCTTATCCGTCCGCCAGCCGGGCTTGGTTCCCCGAGCCTGCCCCCAATCGGTCGCATGCATCATGACCCGGCGGGGCCTGGGTGCGGGCGCGAGGCCCGGAAGCCATGGCTGGCGGCGCGACGACTTCATGATGAACATCCGCCTCTGGCCTCGCGCAGATAGCGCCGCGCCGTGCGTTGCGAAATGCGTAGCCGGTCCGCGATCTCCGACGCACCGAGACCTTGCTTGCCGAGCCAGGCAACCACCGCGCGGCGCGCCAGCGGCACCTCCAGCACATGGCCGCCGCAGCCCTCGACGAGCGCATGGGCGGCGTCACCGCCCACCAGTTGCTCCAGCGCCCGACCTTTGGGACTTTCGGCCCGCGCGGGCACCCGCCAGGCCTGACCGCCATGTGCCAGCGCGATCGCCATCGCCGCGTCGCGGCCCGCATGATCGGCGATCTCGTCCAGAACCGCGGGAAGCGGCGGTGAGGCGGGGGCCATCATCATGACACATCCGCCGTTTCGAGGCCCTTCTCCGCGCGCGCCACCATCGCCTTGAGCGCCTGGATCGCATCGTCGATGCGGTCCTTTTCAGTGAGCATGTCCACATCCATCGGCACGCAGGCCCAGTGATCCCCGAAGCGCGATCTGATGAAGGCGTTCAAACCGGCGCGGTCGGGTCGCTTCAGAACCCCCCTGCGACCCAATTCGCCCCACAGCGCATGAATAAGCCGCACGTCGCCGCGTTTGGCTTTGGGGTAGTACTTCTTACCCGCCGCGCCGCTTCGACCGCCCCCGTGGCGCCCCGTGCGCCCCGTGCGCCCTTGCAGCCGGTTCAGATGCGCCAAAAGGCGAACCAGATCGCTCTCGTCCATGTCCCGCATGGACGCTTTGCCGGTGACGCCGATCTGAACGTCGTGGCGGGCGTCGTCGTCCAGTCCCAGCTTGCGGCACGCGGCGTGAATGCCCCGGATCGTCCGGGCGCGGTATTCTTGGGCGGATGGGAGGGGTGGGGCCACGTCTCAGCCCGCCTTCGCGAGATCTATGGTGATCGGCTGCCAGGCCCCGTCGGGGGTCTCGCGCCGGTAGCAGCGGATGTAGGTTCTCGAGCCCACCACCCGCATGGCGTCGCGGATCGCGTCCATCGCCTGGCGCCAGCGCTCGTCCTCGATATCGAGCCGCAGGAGCGAGTAGATGCCCGCCCGGCTGATTTCGCCTTCTTTATCCACCGCGAAGGCGTGTGTGACGATCGCGCGGATCTCCGCGCGGCTGTCCGCCGCCCATTCGCTCAGGCACGATTCAACCAGATCGCGCGCGACCTGCAATTCCGGCCCGAAGTCGATGCGTTCGGAAATCTGCACCTGAACTTTGTAGCGACCGTCTAAGGTCATGTAGGTGCGGTTGCCCTTGACCGAGCGCCGGGAATGCCCGCCATACTCAGCCTCCAGCAGCGCATCGAAACCGCCGATATCGTCGAAACAATGCCCGCGAAACCGGGCGATTTGGGCAGAGAGATCCTCGGCATGGCCGATGATCTTGCGCACCAGCTCGTCCTGAAGCTGATCCTGCGGTCGGACCAATCTTTCAGGCACGAGACGACCCTGGGCGTCGCGCATATAGATTTCGCCTTCCATGACGACGCGCCCTTCGTCGGGCGAGATGCGCGCGCCGGAAGCGTCGCGCGGCGCGGGGTTGAATTCGGGTTGCGGTTCAGTCTGTGCCATGTGTCTTTCCTATTCTTATTTGGGATTGAGGAGTCGGGACGGGGATGGGGAAGCGCGGGGTCACGATGCCTTTCCGACCGCCGCCGAGGTCGCGTAAACTCCAGCGTCTGTCAGCCGCCAGAGCCGCCGAACGCGGCCCTTACTCCGGGTCGCTATGCATGTCGTCAGGCCGTTGACCATCAGGGCCTCCAGCACGCTCGCGGCCTGCTGTGTGCCGCAACCCGCCAGGCGGGCGACCTCGGCGGCGGGCAGGGCGTCGTCCCGATCGCGCAGCGCCTTCATGACCTTCCGCCTCAGGACGCCCTTGGCGTTTGTCGTCGCGCCGCTCATGACGTCTCTCCGGCCGCCGCCTCGATATCCAGTTCGGCGATGGTCTCGCGACCCGCGCCCCGCGCCATCATCCAAGCGCGCGCCAGCAGTCGCCGGAGGTTGTGCAGGCCGCCGGGTCCGGCGGCGGCGGCCACGAGATGTTTCAGTTCCCGCGCGACCGGCTCTCGCGCGAGCGCGCCGGCGGCGATGGCGCGCACGTCCTCGCGCACGATCGTCTTGAGGCCGACCGTCATGCCGATGCGGCCCTCGACCTGAGGGCACCGCGCCAGTGTCATCCGGATCGTGTCGTCGCCAATGAGCGCCAGCCCGCACCCCGCCATGTCGCGGATGCATCGGAGCTCATCCAGCTGACCGGCGCGCAAGTGATGCGCCTCGTCCACCAGCAGCAACGCCCCCCGGCCCTCAAGCGCGGCTATGATGGCCGTCTCGGCATCCATGGCCGAACCATGCCGGGCACCCCCGGCCACCGTCTCGCTCAGGCGCGTCAGCAGCCGGTGCATCGTCGTCATGGTCGGCGAGGCGCGCAGCCAGTAGGCGGCGGCGCGGTCGGCGGCATGGCGTTCTGCCGCCCAAGTCTTTCCGCGCCCGGATGGCCCGTGGATCAAAGCGATGTCCCCGGCTGCCTGCGCATAGGCCAACGCCGCACCAACCTGGCGCGCCGCGCCGGTCTCTGCATGGACATCCAGCCGCGCCCCACCGAAGGCGTGGGAGGCGCGGTCCGCGCGGGTCTCCAGCCAGCGCCGCAGCCGCGCCTCGACGGCGGCGTTGTCGCCCGCGTAGGTGCCACCCAGCCAGAGCGAGAGCGTGCCGGAACTGACCCCCTCGCCGATCTCCTTGGCCGCTTTCGCCCGGCTGAGGCCGAACGCTTCCATCTCCGCCTTGACCCGCGCGCGCAGCGCGTCCGGGCCGGGGCCGCCCGCCCCGGCGGCGAGCGGCGTGATTTTGGTCGCCCGTGTCATTAGATGCCTCCGTTAAAGTCATGTTCCCCGTCGAGCAGCAACCGCGCCGCCGCTTCCGCGACGGTGAGCCTTTTGGGCCTGGCCCGCGTCGGTTCGGATGCGGTGCCCTCGTCCGTCCGAGCGGCGGCCTCGGCGGCGCGTCCGGCCTCGGTCAGCGCGGGTGTTTCGTGAGCTTCGGTCGGGCGCGGCAGCGCGATCACATTGTCCGCCGCGCGCTCGGCCGCGTTCAGGACATCCTCCATCGCTTTTTTCGGCTCGTGGGACCGCGCCAGGTCCCGCGCCTCTTGGCGGGCCTCCCGGCCCGCGTCTCGGGCGTCCGCCTTGGCCTCCGACGCGATCTCGGCAATATCCGCGCCGGTGCGCTCGGGATCTTCGGCCATGAACAAAAACGTTCCGTCCAGCGCAAAGACGAAGAGGCGCGCGGGCTCCGCCGGGTCGTAACGCACCTCGACCCGCTCGCCGATCCGGCGGCCCATCTCCGGGGCGATGTAGCTGCGTCCACCCACCGATATGCCCTTTTTCCGGATGGTACGGCGCGGCCCGTCGCCGGAAGCGCTCACCGGCTCGGCCAGCAGCGGGTCGAGCGCGCGCGGGTCGGAGATCGTCCGCAGCGGGGCTGTCCAGCCCTGCCAGCGCGCCCAGGGGCTCTCGCCGGTGCCGCCGTGCACGGCGTGGCCATAGTCGGCATCGCACCAGACATCGCATCTGGCCTGAAGTTCCGCGCCGGTGAGCCGGATGTCGAAGGTCTCGCGGTCGTCGTCCCCCCGGCGGGCGGCGAAAGATTTCTTCGCCTCGATTCGTTTCCGATCGGCCACGTTGTGGCCGGTGAAGCCCGGCAGCTTGGCAAATAGGTCGCGGGTGAGTGTGCCGAAGAAGCGTTCGACGAAGGGCTTGGCCTCCGGCGTGTAGGGCGGGCAGACCTCGTGGTCGATGCCCAGGTCCTTGAGGACCCGCCTGAGATGTTTCGAAGTGTAATCGGCCCCCTCGTCGGTGCGGACGGTCTCGGGAACACCCCAGTCGATGAGGCATCGCCTGAGAAGCGCGCAGATGGCGACGGCCCGGCTGGTCGGCACCACTAGGACCTTTGCCCGTCGGCTCCACACGTCGATGACGGCCACGATCGTGTACCGCCCGTCAAGGCACATCACATCGGCGCGAGTGCTATCGAGTTCCCATCGGGCATTAGGTGAAGCCACCCCCGCCGCCCCGTCGCCGAAAGCGGGCTGCAGCCGAGAGCGCCATACGTCGGGGTTGCCGACCGCCAAAAGCGCCCAGGCGTTCTTGGGATCGGCGCGCCAGGCTTTCAGCCAGCGCTGGACCGCCCGCAAAGACGGCGTCTTGCCATAGCGCGCCGCCAGCACGCGAACGGCATGGGAGGCGGTCAGGTGGGGCCCGTGCTCATAGATCAGAGCTTCCACGCAACCGCGCATCTGGCCGCCGGTCAGCGGCCCGCAGCGCCCGCGACCGGGCCGGTCGATCAGCGCCGCCAGGCGCTCCTCTTGCGCAAGCCCCCGGCAGGCGCGCCGCCAGCGTCGCACGGTATCCGTCGTGACCCCGGCCTGCCCGGCGGCCCGGCCATCGGCCTCCGCCCGGGCCAGGCCCGTCGCCGCCAGGCGCTCCGACAAGGCCACCGCATCCAGCCGCACCCGCGCTTGGGCCAGGGCCGCGGTTGAGGTTGCAGAGGAAGGGCTTACGGGAACGGGGCTGGCAGGGGTATTTAACGGGCCTTTAACGGGCGTTTTAGCGGGCGCGCGGGGGCATTGCAGGGGCGCTGCGTCTTGTGAAACCGGCGATAGGGAGGGTTTGCGCGGGCGTAAACTCATGGACTATGGCCCGCCACCTGCCCCGGAGGGGCCTCTGTCTGACCGGTCAGGTCTATTTCAATCGTCCCGGCGTCGTGACGGTTTGCTCCCTCGTCCAGCGCACGCAGGGCCTTCTCGATCTCGTCGATCTGCCTGCCGATTCGATTGTCTGTCGCGGTGCCGATCATGGCCTGCAGCGACGGGGCCAGACGGCGCCTTGCATTCCCATGCAGACCTGCCGCCGCCACCGCGAGGTCTTCGGACGCGAGGGCCGCGCGGATCCGGCGATAGCCTTCCTCGATCATATCGAGCCCCGCGGCGACATCCGCGCGTGTCGCATCGATCGCCCGGCGCGCGGCATCGGGTCCGTTGCGTTCCGCCCGCAGCGCGGCGTTTTCCGCCCGCAGCCGGTCCGCCTCTCTTTCCGCCCGCGCCGCGGCGCCGCGATCCTTCATCACCTCCCGCAGCCGGTCCACCGGCCAGCTATAAAGGGCGGCCTCGGCCAGCACCGCGTCGCGTTGTTCCGGCTCAAGTCCCGCCACCTCGGAATGGTGCGACCAGCTCAAATCGTCCCGGCGTCGGGAAGGCTCAATCCGCCGCGCCACCGAAGCGCGGTTCTTCAGCGTGCCCAAAGGCACGTCCAGTTTCTCCGCCAGCCGCGTCATGTCGCCATAGCCGGTGGGTCGCTCGGAAATCCAGTCGCCCATCTCCCAGGCGAGGCTATCGCGCGCGCGATCCATCTCCCGCTCGCGGGCCGCAAGCGACAGGCCCCTGTCCTCCCATTCGGCATCCAGCCGTGCTCGGATCTGCTCGCTCGGCTCAATCATCGTGGCCAACCTCTGTTGCTTGCGTGTCTGGGGTGGGTTCGGTGCGCGCGGGCCGCGTCATCCGGTATCGCCCGCGCCGCGCGCCGGTCGCCGGATCGTCGATCCGGCGGCATTCGATCTCGGCGCCGTTCGCGCGCAATTCCGCGATGGCGGCTTTGATCTCGTGAAAATATCGGTTCTCAACGTATAACGGGACTTTCAATCCATCCCGATATCGATGTCGGTGGAAGGAATTGACCACCTTGAGACCGGAGCCGACGGCGATCTCCCGAGTCGAACGCTCCCGCCCGTCGCATAACAGGGAGTGCATCTGATCGAGGCACGTGTGAAACGGCCGCGTGGGGCGCGTGTGGTTCAGCATGCGGTCCTCTCTTTCGCGATGTCCGGCTCGGCCAGGGCGCCGAGAATTCGGGCCACCGTCGCCACCGTCACGCCGCAGGTTTCGATCCGCTCGAGCGCCCGCGCGATGCCGTATCTCACGGTGGTATGATCGCGCCCACCCAAGAACGCGCCGATGCGCTCGTAGCTGGCCTCGGTCAGGGCCGCGCAGAGCGCCATGGCGATGTGCCGGGACTTCACGAGCTCGGCGTCCCGGCGGGGCCCGCGCAGCTCGTCGAAGAGGAAAGCGGTCGTCGATCCGGTCAGCAAAACGATCCGCGACATGGCTCGGTCGTCGCCGCCGGTCAGGACCGGCAGCGGGGCGATCTCGCCCAGGGCGGCGCGTAAGGTCTCGCGCGAGG